GACATACTCCCTACACCGCCTGGACCAAAGGATTTTACTCCTTTGATCTCTTCGTGTAGAGGTGGTTACTTTCTAACCCCTCCCCCCCATCATCTGATGGCAGGAGGGAAGAGAGATTGTATCGACGGTCCCGTTCTAAATTTGCATATATGATTTTCATCATATTGTAACATTTAGAAGTGGCACCCGCCAATATAATATGACCGCGTTTTGCTGACAATCCACAAGGATCTATCATTTTCGCCTGTCGAGTAGAGAATAAAACCTCTTCTCAACGAGACGATCGTGCTAGACTTCTTACGGAGTCCAACATACCTTGAAGGTCGGCTACATTTTGCCTTCCTACACGATATGCTGGGACGTTATCAATTCAAGTAGAGACTTGGGAAGTCTCAGTCTCGTTGGAGGAAAGTGCCTTAAGTTCATTATAGAACTTTTGGACCTGTCCAGCGTTCTCAATGATCCTATTCCTAAATAAGGTGGCTTTAACGACAGAGAATACTTCCAATATAAATTGGTTTAGCATTCACTCTCGATTACAGCCCAAGTCAATATGAAGTAAGTGGGCAAGTGAAAGAGTTAAAACTCTTTTACTCGGTCTGCTACTTGCATATATGGCTTTCTCCTTAAGGAGACTTAAAATAAGAATGCCTCTGACTTTGTTCACTATCCTTCGTGCTTGAGAAGCACTGGGCAATTTTGAACGATATCAAAGGACTAGGGGATAACAAAAACCCAGGCCCTCTGTTAAATTCGAAGATAAATATCCTCGATTGAGCAAAGGAATAAGTTCAGCAGCAAGCACATAGTGCTTTTTACTGGACTTCGAAAGTGCCTCTACAGGCCAGTGAGATACCTCTATACCGTTGTGGAATAGACGTTTAGCGAATTCAAAAGTGTCTTTTGACACTAATGATTTCTCTTCGGCTATTTCCATTCCGATGGAAGAGATGATCTCTCTGTAATGTAGAGCTACTGAATCGTTAAGGATGACTAGGTCATCACCAAGAATTCAATAATCGGTGAAAGTTGATTTAAAACCAGCTTTCAATGCCGCTCATTGAACGATTGTATGATGACATAGCGCCATAACGGCAAATGAACTATATGCTCCCATTGGTTGACCCGTTTCATATTTAATGAAACGGTCTTCCCATGGAACATAAAATTCATGTGAACAAAGTATTCTATATCATGCTTCCGCCTTCTCTGAAGATTTAAGAAGATGACTGACTAATTCCTTCTGCAGTAATGCAGGGAATCGGTCAGTGCATGCCTTAAGATCAAGAGAATGGAACGGGCCATGACTTGGAATGTGAGAACAGAACGAACTTTGATCAAAGGTACAATCTGTTTCTAATCTTTCTAGCAGAGAATAAATATTCTCATGCAGAGAAAATAGAGCATTTTGTGACCAGTAATCAAAGCAAGCTACTATTCTCACCTTACCCTCTGGGTCATATACTCTAGAGAGTACTCTAATAATCTTTCGATTACGGAGTACTCCTTTATTGTATATGTCCGGAATAACTGAAACATCGCAAAGGTACTTTAAGAGGTCTTCACCTCCTAAAATTCCGATGTCTTGTTTTAGTTGCTCTGGTATTATTTTAGCTTCTGCAAAAGCAGATGCTAGAGCAATACCCATGGGACCTGACTTTGTCGTCAGTAGCGGTTTTTGCCACTTGGGATCTATGGAGAAGATTTTCAATCTTTTACATAATTCCGGGAGTATCTTTTTATATTCCTCAATAGGAATATTTAAATTTACTCTTGGAAGTTCTGTGATTGGTTGAAAATCAGCGGGACCTCATCAATCTGCGGCTTTACCCAGTTGTAAAACTGAAAGTAAAAGTCTCAGAGTAGATGTATCCCGTTCCTTGATTGAATTAACAAAATACGAAAATATTTTGGGGCTGCCTTCAGGTGTGATACCAACTAATCCCCCTTCTATCACCTTTATGGGATTACCCGACAGGTACTGGAATGTCAATAAACGTAAAAGTTTCATACGTTTAATGAACCATTTCAAGCCTTTAGTGTAACCCCAAAGAATAAATAGATTTCTCAACCTATTTATTTCTTTGATGGTGGAAGGATCAGATAGTAACTTGTTACTTGAATAAGGTAAGATAATCATCGTAATGACTTCCGTCATTACGGTGAGTTTCTTACTAAATTTAATTAATTGTTTATTATTTGGGCGTGACATTTATTAGTACTTTTAGACCAATGCCTCTTTCGAGGGGATTTACTTAGAACTAACAAAGGAGTCTGTCTCGATTTTCA